CCCAGCGAAAGATTTTTTTTGGTCAGGCTACCGCTCATGAAAACTGCCCCGGCGCCGCTCTGGCCGGCAGACAAAGTCGAGCGCCGCCCGCTGTCGTCGTTGGTGCCGGCGGCGCGCAATGCGCGCACCCATTCGCCCGAACAGGTGGCGCAACTGGCCGCCTCGATCCGGGAATGGGGTTGGACGGTTCCGGTGCTGGTTGACGAAGGTGGCAGGCTGATCGCCGGGCATGGCCGGGTATTGGCGGCGGCAGAGTTGGGGTTGACGTCGGTTCCGACGATGGTGGCGGCGGGTTGGAGCGAGGCGCAGGTGCGCGCTTACCGCATCGCCGACAACAAGCTGGCGCAGAACGCCGACTGGGACGACGGGTTGTTGCTGTTGGAGCTCGGCGAATTGCGCGGGCTCGAGGTCGACCTGGGGCTGTTGGGGTTTGGCGCCGAGGAGCTCGAGGCGCTGTTTGCGCCGCCTGTCGCGGGATTGACCGATCCCGACGAGGCGCCCGAGCCGCCGGCCAGGCCGGCGAGCTTGCTGGGCGATGTTTGGTTGCTGGGGCGGCACCGGCTGGTCTGCGGCGACAGCACAGATGCTGACACGGTGGCGGCGGCGCTGAATGGCAAATCCGCAGGTCTCTGCTTGACGGATCCGCCATATGGCATCGGCGAAGGCTATGACAATCTCAGCGACACGCCGAAGGCGCTCGACGAGTTGATATTGCGGTTTTTGCCATTGGCAAGGCAGAACAGCCGCGTCGTATTGCTGACGCCGGGCAATTCTAACCAATGGCGTTACCCTCCACCTGACTGGACTTTAGCGTGGTTCATTCCTGCGGGGATTGGTCGAAGCCAGTGGGGTTTTTCGTGCTGGCAACCAATTCTAGCGTTCGGAAAAGACCCATTCCTCGCGACGGGCAATGGTTGCCATCCGGATGCATTGGTCATGACTGAACCAGCAGAGAACTCGCTAGGACACCCATGTCCGAAGCCGGTAAATGTCTGGAAATGGATAATGGAGCGCGGTTCGGTAAAACGTGGCGACGTTGTCTACGATCCGTTTTCCGGCGCGGGCACGACGATCATCGCAGCCGAGATGACCGGCCGGGCCTGCCATGCGATCGAGCTCTCGCCGGCCTATGTCGACGTCGCAGTGCGGCGCTGGCAGGATTTTACCGGCGAGCAGGCGACGCTCGACGGCGACGGACGCACCTTCGCCGCGGTCGCCGACGAGCGGCTGCCCTACGACGCCGACGCCGACAGCCTCGGCAGCTACCACGACGCGGTGGCGGCGGTGGGCAAGCGGGTCAAAGCCGGCGCGCCGGTGCCGGCATTCTTTCTGAAACAACAGCAGGGCGCGTAATGCCGAGAGGCGGAGCAAGACCGGGCGCGGGGCGGCCGAAGGGCGTCAAGGAGGGCGACGGCCGCAATCGGCACGAGCCTACCGAGAACGGCCGCAAGAGCGTCGAGGCGATGGCCGGGTTCGGCATCCCCGAGGAGGACATTGCGCGGGTTATCGGCGTTAGCGCGAAGACCTTGCGCGAACACTACCGCGAGGAGCTCGACCTCGGGCACGTCAAGGCGAACACGCGGGTCGCGCAGAACCTTTTCAACATCGCGACCGGCAGCGGCGCCGGGGCGGTCACGGCGGCGATCTTCTGGCTGAAGGTGCGGGCCGGCTGGAGCGAGTATGCGCCGGCGCCGGTTACGACGCTGCGGCCCGAGGCGCTGGGCAAAAAGGAGCAGGCGCAGGTCGCGTCCGAAGAAGCCGGGCGCGGCAACGAGTGGGGCCATCTGGTTCACTAGCCGATGATGTCGCCCTTCGCCCTGCCGGATTGGGAAGTTCGGTTGCGGCGAGGGCAGGCGTTGATGCCGCCGCTGCCGTGGCTCGACAGCGCTGAAGCGGGCCGCGCCGTGGCGATCTTCGACAAGTTGCGGCTGCCGGATGTGATCGGTCGGCCGGCGTTGGCCGAGGCCGCGGGCGACTGGTTCCGCAACATCGTGCGGGCCCTGATGGGATCCGTCGAAGACGACGGCGAGCGCCAGGTGCGCGAGGTCTTCTGCCTGACGCCGAAAAAGCAATCGAAGACGACCTACGGCGCGGCGCTGATGGTGACGGCGCTGCTCATGAACCGGCGGCCGCGGGCCGAGTTTCTGTTGATCGGGCCGACCAAGATAACCGCCGACCTGGCGTTCGACCAGGCGGCCGGGATGATCGAGGCCGACCCGGACGGGTTCCTGCAAAAGCGCATGTTTGTGCAGGAGCACCTGAAGACGATCACCGACCGGCGCACCAAGGCGCAGCTGCTGATCAAGACATTCGACGCGAAGGTACTGACCGGGGTGAAGCCGGCGGGAGTGCTGCTCGACGAGCTGCACGAGATATCGAAAAGCGCGCGGGCGGCGCGGGTGATTGGCCAGATCCGCGGCGGCATGCTGCCGATCCCGGAGTCGTTCCTGGTGTTCATCACGACGCAATCGGACGAGCGACCGGAGGGGGCCTTTCTGGCCGAACTACAGATGGCGCGGGACATTCGCGATGGGCGGGCGGCGGGCGCGATGCTGCCGATCCTCTACGAGTTTCCGCGCGACATCATGATCGGCAGCGGCTGGTCCGACCCGGTCAACTGGCCGATGGTGATGCCGAACCTCGGCCGCTCGGTGACGCTGGCGCGCCTGGAAGACGAGTTCGCCACCGCGAAGCTGAAGGGCAACGCCGAGCTGCGTCGCTGGGCTTCGCAGCACCTCAACGTCGAGGTCGGCCTGGCGCTGCGCTCCGACCGCTGGGCCGGCGCCGATTACTGGATGGGGCGGGTTGAGCCGGGGTTGACGCTCGACCGGTTGCTCGACCGCTGCGAGGTCGTGGTGGTCGGGGTCGACGGCGGCGGGCTCGACGATCTGTTCGGGCTGACGGTGCTCGGCCGCGAGCGCCAGGAAAGCGACGTCGTCGAAGGCGAGGGCGAGGTCCGGCGGGTGCATCGCTGGCTGTCATGGTCGCATGCTTGGTGCCACGAGGGCGTGCTCGACCGGCGGCTGTCGATCGCTGCAGTGCTGCAGGATTTCGCCGACGCCGGCGAGCTCACCATCGTCGACGACGAGCTCGCCGATCTGTCGGCGATCGTGGCGCACATCGAGGCGATCAAGGACCGCGGATTGCTGGCCTGCGTCGCGGTTGATCCGGCCGGTATCGGCGAGTTGGTCGACGAGTTGGCGGCAATCGACGTGACGCTGGAGAACGGCATGCTGATCGGCGTCGGGCAGGGCTACCGGCTGATGGGCGCGATCAAGACAGCGGAGCGGCGGCTCGTTAGCGGTGCCCTGGTGCACGCGCCCTCGTCGCTGATGGATTGGTGCGTCGGCAACGTGAAGATCGAGCCGACCGCGACCGCGATCCGCGCCACCAAGCAAAATGCCGGCGACGCCAAGATCGACCCATGGGCGGCGCTGATCAATGCCGTCGACCGCATGTCGCTGAACCCGGCGGCGATCGCGCCGATTAACATCGAGACATTGATCGCATGACCAAACTCATTGCGCTGGTCGCATTGCTGCTGTTGCTGCCGTCCGCTGCCTCGGCTCAAAAGGTTTGCGACCAGACACGCACTGCACAAACCAACGGGCCGACAGTGCGCACCGAGCGGGTGGCCGCGCTTGCGGGCAAGCGGGTTTACATTTGCGGCTACATGATTATGCGCGGGCTCGGCGGGCAGGATTTAGAGTTCGAGCTCACCAGCGGCACCGGGCGGGATTGCCAGACGAACACGCAGATCGTCATCCCGCGGATGCTGATCCCGCCGCAGGGCATTGTGAACCGCATTCCCTATGCCGGCGAGAAGACGGGGCCCGCCGAGGCGATGTGCCTTCAGACGTGGGGCACCGGCCCGGTCACGAGCGTTTTCTATTGGGCGCAATACTAGCGCGCTGGGCGCGCTGACAGCCGGCCGGCGGCTACCCTAGCCGGCATCTCGAAACACCGCACTCAGCGGGCACGGCATCGGCCGCGCTCGAAGGACACGCTGCATGCAACTCCGACAGAAGCAGTCGGCGGCGCCGCCGCCCGCTGACGACCCGCTCGAGTACGTGATGAGCGATGGCTCGGTGGACCGCATGGGCGACGTTCTGGAACCGGGCGGCTGGAAGCTCGACGCCTTCCACAAAAACCCAATCGCGTTGTTTTCGCACGACCCGCGCCTGCCTATCGGCAAGTGGCACGATGTTGGTGTGCGCAAGGGGCAGTTGACCGGCCGCCTTGAGCTGATGCCGGCGGAAACCGATCTGCAACGGCAGATCCAGACCGCGGTGACCGCGGGCGTACTGCGCGCGGTCAGCGTGGGATTTCACTCGGACAATTTCGAGCCGCTGAAGACAGGCGGCATCCGGTTTCTCGAAGCCGAGCTTGTCGAGTGTTCGCTCGTCAGCGTCGGCGCCAATCCGAATGCCCTGGCGATTGCGAAATCGCTCGGGATCTCCCCGCAAGGGCAAAGCCTGATCTTCGGCGTGCATGCCAACGAAGAGAGGGGAATGCCGGGCGGGTTTCGCGGCGTGCATGCCAAGCGAGGTGACGTATCCCGAAAGTTTAGAGACATGAACATCAGCGAACGAATTGAGAGCGCGCAGCACGAGCTCGTGGCGCTGCGTGATCAGACCGACAGCGTCGATCCCGACGATCTCACCCGCCTCTCTGATCTCACGACGAAGATCGAGGAGGTGCAGCAGAAGATCGCGACCTGGGAGCGGGTCGAGAAAGCGCTTGGCAGCGAGAGCTTGCCGATCACCGTGCCAGCATCGCGCACGACGATCTTGCCGCCCGGCAGTAATATGCCGATGACGATTGATCGCCCGAAGGCATGGGCAATCCCCAAGAAGGAGGAGAAGCCGGGCTATCTGTTCATCCGGCACTGCGTCGGCGTGACCTTGGCGCACGTCACCAACAAGCCGCTCGATCAAGTAATGGCCGAGCGCTACGGCAGCTATGGCGACTGGGAGCAGATCAAGGGGACGCACGAGTGGTACACCCGCGCCGCCACCGCGCCGGCCACGACTGGCACCACCGGCTGGGCCGCCGAGCTCGCCACGACGCAATACGGGGACTATGTCGAAAGCCTGATGCCGGGCGGCATTTACGGCCCGCTGTCGGCGATGGGTTTCCGCCAGACGCTGGGCCGGTTTGCCCAGATCACCATGCCGACGCGGGCGGCGACACCAACCGTGGCCGGCAGTTTCGTGGCCGAGGGTGCGCCGATCCCGGTGCGGCAGGCCGCTTTTGTGCCGATCACCCTCGGCCTCAAAAAGATGGCTGTGATTGTCTCGTACACGCGCGAGATCGCCGAGCACTCGAACCCGGAGATCGAGGGCATCCTGCGTAAGCTAATCCAGGACGACACGCAGGTTGCGGTGGATACGGTGCTGATCGACGCCACGTCCTTCACCGCCATCCGGCCTTCCGGTTTGCGGGCGGGCGTCAGCGCCACGACGGCAACCGCGGGCGGCGGGATTGCGGCGTTGGTCGGCGATGTCAAGGCGCTGACTGCGGTGCTCGCCGGTGCGAACAGTCTGCGCAGCCCGGTGTGGATCATGAACCCGGTGCAGAAGAACAGCATCGGCTTGACCCAGGGCGCTGCCGGCGCGGTCGCATTTCCCTTCCAGGGCGAGATGAACGCGAACCGGCTGGTGGGCTATCCGGTGATCGTGTCGAGCACCGTGCCGGTGGGGATGGTGATCCTGCTCGATGCCGCCGACTTTATGTCGGTGACCGGCGACGATCCGAGGTTCGACGTCTCTAACCAAGCGACGTTGCATTTCGAGGACACGACGCCGCTGCAAATCACCACGGGCGCGCAGGGTTCGGCGGTGGCCGCGACCCCGGTGCGCTCGATGTTCCAGACCGACAGCCTGGCGCTCCGCATGATCCTGCCGATGAACTGGGCAATGTTGCGCACCGGCGTCATCGCTTGGACCCAGAGCGTGACGTGGTGACTTGATAACGCTTCGCAGACGTTACGGATGGTGGAAGCCGGCGCGGGAGTTTTTCTCCCGCGTCGCCACAAAGGAGCAACCCGATGGCAGTCACGGAAGAACAGTATCGCGCCGACCAGCAGGCGCGAGCGGCGCTGACGGCACAGCAGCTCAAGGTGACCGAGCAATCGCAACCGACGCCGACCCAGGAGGAAAACGATCTCCTGCGGCTCGGGCTGATGCACCCGGACGACAAGGCAAACCCCGACAACCCTGAAATGCCGTCCCTGGCGGCGCAACAGGCGCTCTTGCAGAAGGCCCAACCGGCACCGAGCAACCGCCCGCCGCTACCGCAAGGCGGTACGGGCGGCGCGCCCGCCGCCGGTGCGCCGAGCAATGTCGATGTGCCTAACCTCAGCGGCAACGGCGCTGTCGGCGAGACGCTCACCTGCACGATGGGCAACTGGCAAGGCGAGCCAACCGGGTATGCCTACGACTGGAGAAGCGACGGCACCGCTATCGGCGGCGCGAGCGGCAACACCTACGTCGTTGCGGCCGACGATGCGGGTAAGTCGATCACCTGTGTGGTGACGGCAACCAATGCCGCCGGCAGCGCGCAGGCGCCGCCATCTAATGCGGTGCAGGTTGCCGGCGAAGGCGGCGCTTCCCGGATGACCGGCGGCAGCAGCCGGGCGAGATAGCATGGCGCAACTGGTCGCGCGGGCTGCGGGGGCGCTCGCCAGTGTCTTCCGCCCGCGGGCCAAGCAGTTCGGGCCGCCCGGCTTCCCGCTAACGGTCGGTACTAGCGGCATCCCGAGGAACTGGCCGATCAACTGGTGGCAGCTCGGCTACGACCCGCTGCGCCCGAGCGGCTCGGCCGTCGTCTATGCCTGCCGCCAGGCTTACGCCCAGACCATCAGCATGTGCGCCGGCACGCACTGGCAAGCAGATGGCGATGGCGGCCGCGAGCGGGTGACGACATCGGCGCTGTCGCGGATACTGAAGCGACCGAACAGCTATCAGTCGCCGACCGATTTCTTCCTCTATCTGACCGACTGCCTCTATGGCGAGGGCTCGGCCTTCGGTCTGGCGATCCGCAATAACCGCTTCGAGATATCCGAAATTCACCTGATGACCCCGAGCCAGTGCTCGGTGAGCGTCGGCGCGAGCGGAGAGATTTACTACCAGCTTGCCGGCAATAAGATCGTCGAACGCTTGTTTGCCGATGACCGGCAGGCGTTGCAGCAAGTGCCGTCGCGCGACGTGCTGCATGTGCGGCTGCCAAACCCGCGCAACCCATTGCAAGGCTGCGCGCCCTTAGAGGCGGCGCTGCTCGAGATTGCGGTCAGTAACGCGCTGGTGGCGCAGGCGCTGGCCTATGCCGCCAACGAGGGGCGGCCATCTGGTGTGCTTCAAACGCCCGCCAGCTTCCACGACAAACCCGAAGCGGTCGACCGGCTGCGCGCCAAGTGGAACGAGCACACCCAAGGGATCAACGCCGGCGGCACGCCGATCTTGACCGATGGTCTCGTCTGGGCGCCCGCTGTTGTGACCAGCCGAGACGCGCAACTCGCGGAGAAATTACAGGTCAGCGATCAGCGCATCGCCACGGCTTACCGGGTGCCGCTGCCATTGCTGTCGTTGATGGCCGGCACCGGGCCGCAGGGCTCGACCGAGTCTCTCATGGGGTTCTGGGTGTCAACCGGGCTCGGCTTTGCGGCGAACTTGATCGAGGACGCATTCGGGCGGGTTTTCGGGCTCGGCGGTTGGCCCGACGATTATCTCGAGCTCGATCTCGAGGCGCTGCTGCGGGCCAATTTTCGCGATCGGATCGAGGGGCTGGCGAGGGGCGTGCAGGGCGGCATCTTCTCGCCCAACGAGGCGCGCGCCAAAGAGGATCTGCCGGCCATGCCGTTCGGCGACGAGCCGCGGGTGCAACAACAGGTCGTGCCGCTCAGTGCCTGGGACCAGGCGCCGCCGGCGACCCCGGCGCCGGACGCGCCGCCGGCGGCGCCGCCCGCCGGCGCGGATGGGAGTGGCGATGCAGCAGCAGGAGACGCAGCAAAGGCCGTCGCCGCTTTCCGCAGACGCGCAGCGAATGACAGCACTCTCGCCGCTTGAGGCGC